GCCATTCCTTCTGACGACGTACAGTCAGAGCGCTTCCAGTATGAGCCGATAGGGAAATCAGACAGGGAAAATTCCACGAAAAGACCTCACCAGGGAATTCGAAAACTACTGTCCAAGGCAAGTTTACACTTGATGGCAGCTGTGATCGAGAGGCGAATAATTCGGCAGCCGAGATAGGTGAGGTGGACCCTATAACTATAATCTGACCGCTCCAACATTGGCCTAATGGAGGTCTAAGAAATCAAGGGAAGTCCTGTCCAGAATTCCCGATCCCGATTCCAGTTTTATTAACCGATCGTGTCCGTTGATATAAACTTGATAGTGGAGTTCCCCTGGTTTTGTAGACACCGACTTGGGTAATCCGGTAAGAGTGTGGTGGCGTCAGGTGTTTGTCCCCCTTTCCTCGATAGCCGATCGTTCGAAATTGATACCGTGGGGTCCGCCGATCAGACGATTGATAGTCGGACGTCCACGTATAAGATCGATATCGCGGCGTGATTTTATGGGTATACAGTTTGCGGAAGAAAATATCGTTTGGATCGCTCGAGACGTGAGGTATCGTGTCCTGAATGTATAATGTGAAAGTTAGGGGGATGAGACGTATGCCGCCATTGGAGGCCCAAAAGTCCACAGCGTCATTGGCGCCGTGGCTGGATTCGATCATCTGCATGGACTGCGTCGAAGGCATGTCTAAGTTACCGGATGATTCGATCGACCTCGTAGTGACCTCTCCGCCATACGATGGTGTTCGAGAATACAACGGGTTCAATCATGATTTGCATGCCACCGGAGAGCAGGTATATCGCATCCTAAAGGGAGGCGGGATTGCCGCGATGGTCATCCAGGATCAAACGCGCAATTTCGGCAAGACGCTGACCTCCTTCCGGACAATCGTTGATTGGTGTGACAATATCGGATTTAAACTCTTTGAGTGCGTCATCTATCGAAAGAACGGAACTGAGGGAGCATGGTGGACAAGCCGATTTCGTGTAGATCACGAGTACATCCCCATATTCCTAAAGGGAGATAAACCTGCTTACTTCGACAAAGAACCACTCAAGATTCCCTCGAAGCACGGCGGAAAAACCATGACGGGCAGTGGCAACAGGCGAACCGATGGGAAGACGACCGAAACAGTTCGTCGTGAAATAAATCCAACGAAGTGCCGTGGAACGGTTTGGGATTACCTCATGGCTGGAGATAAAAACCCTCTAAAACGACAACACCCGGCTGTCTTCCCCGATGCTATTCCTCGTGATCTAATCAGTTGCTTCTGTCCGCCAGATGGAGTGGTACTTGATCCCTATATGGGCTGCGGGTCGACTGCGGTCGCAGCAAGGAGACTTCGCAGGCACTACATTGGTTTCGATATTTCCGCCGAATATTGTGACTTGGCACGAGAGCGAATCAAGATTGACGCAGATCGAGGGGGGCCTCTTTTCCCGGAGTTGTGATAATAGGTCAGGGAAGGTCATCCGGCCCCGGCAGTGTGTACTCGAATTGATTCCCCGCCGTAACAGCCCAACAGAGTGGGTAGGGACGTGAAGAGAACATATCCCTAAACAACCCTACCTGAGGGAGTCCAGTTTTTTTCGAAAACGAACGACGGGCAAGATCCGACCACGACCAGTTCTTTCGATCGTAATTCCACCCCGTCTTGTCTCCCATCAGTTCGATAAATTTCTCGGCGGAGTCAACAAGTGGACCGTTCAGTGTAATCGTGCCCCTTGTTGAATCGAGGCGATCAAACACCGTCTTTAGCGCTCTGTCTGCCCGGATACCGTCAGCGCTCAATTCATCCCGTTGGGCATAAAAGTCATCCATGCGGACTGCCATCTCAAAGAAACCGACACCAGGAGACCTAAATACCTTGTGTAATTTGTTTTTTTGTCGTCTGCTGCGAGAAATCTCGACCAGTGCAGGCAGTTTTCTCCATAGCTCGATATGTTTCCGTAGGTCCCGTCAGCAAACATCAGCGGCTCAAGCGCTGTATCCGGCATGGGGAATGACGCTCTACCCTCCAATATTCCCATTAACAAATGGATCGTTCCGAATGGGTACTTCGCAAAAAAGTATGTCATCAAACTGGTCCGTTGGTCCCAAATGATCGGGCGATAGAAGTGCGGGTTGACCGCGTCCGTGTGGCCAAGATCTCGGTATGGCTTGAAATCTGCCGGCATTAGCCAGTGGTGCCCAACTGATTTTATTCCCGTTCGAAATATTTCAATGTCTAAGAACACACAGTCTGCGGGCTCCACACCCTTCTGAAGCAGCAAGTTCTTTGAATCGAAGAAACCTCGGACCTTCCATCCCAAAGCGTTTGCCATTAAGAGGCCGCAGAGAAAACCATCGGCATCGGGACTGAGAATACAGTCAAGATTTCGCGTGATCAGCCAAGGGTGAGCTTTCACGATTCCATCGTAGTCGATGACGACACCGACGTCCTTCGACACATAGGCACGCTTTTCAGCTCGATTCATCCGCTTCCTTCTAATGGATAAGAGATGGAAGATCTGCCGGGGATTCTATCAAGCGAGTTACTTGCGCGCTACTGTAAAACGACTTCGAAAATAACAGCTAGGAACTGGGACGACGGCCGGAAAGGATTTCGTTGGTTAGACCGACTTCTGAAAATCGAAAGTGTCGGGCAGGTTATTCAAAGGGAGAATTGATTTCAGGATTCTCGATTACAACCTGTTTCAATCTTGATTGCCTCGGAAGTGCATCTCATGGATCTTATATCAAAAAGAAGGCGAAAATATCAGTGCTTTATAGTCATACTTCACCCCCATGATGCACCCTGTGCTCTCGGGTCAGAACGTTATGCTCCCGCTCCAGTCCCTCGTGCTTCCGCTCCACACTGTTGAGCCTGGCATCTTGCTCTCCTTCCTTTTTCCATAGCTCGCGGAACTCCGAGGCCGTCTCCTCCTTGAACTCAGAAAACGACTGCCGCAGGAAGGAGACCGTGGCGATCGCGCCGCCGATCGACACCAATCCCGCCACTCCCCCGGCGATGATTGCCCCGGTCACCATCGTCGAAATCGACTCATCCATTTTCTGCTCCCCTACTTCTTCACAAACTTGATATACATCCGGTCGCCGAACAGGAATGCGAACACGCTGCCGGCAAGATTCCAAATGGCGTCCTGGACGAGCAGGTCCGCCTGCAAGTACAGCGTCGATATCGCCCCGAAGATGATCATCCCACCAGCGACGTACCGGAACGATGCCCGCAGGTTGGCCACCCAGGGAGAGATGTTCTCTGCCGGCCTATCCAGCTCCGCGAGCGCCTTGAGCCGCTCGTTTTCTGCGGCCATCAGTCTGATCCGTTCCTCCACGTTCTGCGGCATCGCCCCTGCCCCGCCCGTGAGCCGGTTGAATACTCCCCTCAGTCCGTCTGCCACCGCCGGAATCAGTGCCGGCACCACCAATGAAAGTATCCCCGCCATTTGCGCACCTCCCGAATTTTTGAATGCACAGCCAACAGACTTCCTCTTCGGATAGTGGCGGATCCCATACTGCAAACCCCGCCCAGCAGTACTTTCCCCGCCTATCGTCAAACCGCATATTTGATTTGTGCGCCGACCATCTCCCGGAGCAGGTCCATCTGGAAATGCCTCCCGGGGCAGGTCTTGTACTCCCCCCTCCTCCAATCGAACCCCGCCATCTTCCCCACCTCCCGGTGGCCGAGGACCGCGTTTACCGGAATCCCGTACTCCTCGACCTTGCGGCCTACCAGATCCGTCAAAAACCGCATGATCTCCTGGCCCGGAGGCGCCAAGTCGAAATTCCCCACGACGCAGATGCCGAGGGATTTAAGGTTCATGTGCATCTCTTTGGTATGGGCCCCGGGCTGCGACTCGGGACGTCCCACCTGAAGGGCCAGGCTGGTTCCCACCCGCTCGATCCCGAAGTGGTAGCCAATGTCGGTCCAACCCAAGGCCTCCTTGTGGTAGCGGCGAATCGCCTCCCAATCGACGACCTGGCCGTCCTTGGTGAGCGAATGGTGGATGATGATGTACTGAGGATTCATTTCAGTCTCCTGAAAACAAAAACGGCCCATAAAGGGCCGCCCGATAGATGACACGTGAGGATCTTCCTGTCAGTATTCCCTTACCTCAACCACCAGGTCTTCCTCGACGTCCTCCTCCCCGTTGGCCGTATCGCACGTAAAGGTGACCTTGTAGGAGTTCCCGTTCGTCCCTCCGGTGATCTTGGCGTACACGGTGTTTTCCGACCGGGAGACCGAGCCGGCGACCAGCATGGCGGTGGTGACATCCTCCCCCGTTGCAACCTCTTTCACCGTGACCGTTGGCGTTCCGGTAAGCGAATCGCCCGAGGCGATGGATTCCCCAGGGGTGAAGGTCATCGAATAGCGGAGGGTCTCTCCGGGTTGTTTCGGCTTATCGGCGTACTGGACCGGCATTCCGTCCTCCTTTTAAGCGTCGTAGTAATCTCGCCTCCTTGCCGTCGCCAGAAAATCCCGCTCCCGCTTTTCCGCTTCGTATTCCCGGTGTCTCCTCGTTGCGAAGTAGATCTGCGATGCCGGGATAACAACAACGGAGGCTCTCGCCTCATAGAGTCCTCCCTGTCCCTGCAGGAGGTTGAGGACCTGGGCCCAATCGATGACCACATCCGGCCCAAATATCGATCCCGCCACTTCGAGGGCGTTTACGACCTCCTGAACGGAAGTAGTAATCGCAACCTCGCGGATCGCGGCCGACCCGTTTACCACTCCGAGAATGCTGATGACGCCGAGAGCCGCATCGACGGTAAGGACCGCTGCCGTCCCGGAGAGCATTGCGATCTCGAGAAGGGCGCCTATATTGGCCGACGCCGCATAAACTGACCCAACCCCGGAGAACGCTCCGAGTCCGATCATCGATCCCGTGGATAAAGCCGGGGGCCTAACCTCCCCCTCCGCCGCAAGAATCCCGACCTTGATTTCCGTGGTGCTGCTGACCTGTACGGATACCGGCTGGATCCCCGGGATTCCATGGTGGATCCCCAGCGCTAAAGCCATTCCCGCCGAGGTGGTGGGACTTCGAACTGAAGCCGCCCCCTGTAACAGGTCGACCTGGAAGGTTGCATGGATCGCCACGGACCCGGAGAGGATTTCCGCTACCCCGGAGAAGATCCCCGTGGGAACAGTAGCCCCTGCTGAAGTTGCCGTGGATCCGATCGACGACAATCCGGCCACCACTGAAAGGGAGACAGAGATATCCCCCAGGGTGACAACCGTCACGGACTGGACCGCCGATGTCCCGGCCAGGATCTCAAGTGCGATCGATATGCCGCTGGCCACGGTCGGCGCATAGACCGTCGCCGAGGCCGTGAGGAGGTTGATCCCGATCGTCGCCCCGCACGACTGCGCGGCCGCCAGAATCTCCGCCAGCCCGGATACCGTATTCAGGGAGATGATACTCCCCACCTGCAGGTCCGTCCCGAAGATCGAAGCCCCAGGGAAAAGCGCCCCCAGCAATATCGCCGCTCCCGCCTGCTGGCTGGAACCTTTCAGAGAGGCGGATCCCGCGAAGGAACTGATCCCGGCCGTGGCCCCCAAGGACAAAAGCGTCGCAGGGACCGACCCCGCCCCCTGCAGCAATCCTGCGCCGAGCGTCTGGTTGACGGCTGTCGCCGCTTCCTCAAACGCCGCCGCTACAGCCGATATGCCAGCTGTCTGATTGGAGGTATCGGTCATGCTGGTGGAGCCAGCGGTTGGCAGGACCTTCCAGGTAGCGCAAGCGTGGCAGTCCCCGCCACCCTCTAGCTCTGCCACGAGCGTCTGCCCGCTTCCGTGGGAAGTCCAGATGCCGCTGGAGGACCCATCGCCGGCGCAGCCATAGATCAGTGCGTTGTCGGTGAACGTTTCGATGGGAACCGTGATGGTATTGGTGTAATTGGTCGCGCCGTTGTGGTTTTCCGGCGCTTGCTGCTTCACCCCTGTGAAGTCGGATACCATCAGTTTCAAGTAGTCGGATGCGCTGCAGGTCAGGACGACATTATAGTTGCCTGCAGTGGCAGGCAAATCCTCGTCCAATAGATAGAACAGGTAGGTTGTCATCCCCGACCCGTTCGCAGACCGAATAGATACAGCAGACACGCCGTTATAGGTGCAGGAGAGGGTCGCACCATTTCTATCAACCGCCCCGCCGATCAACACTAGCCGGTTGTTGCCGGAAGCGACAGACAGCGCATGGGAGACCGTTACGGTGGTGGCTACAGTCGTGTTCTGCCCGGAGGCGTCGTTTCCGTGCGCTATCGCCACCCTCGGTTACCTCTTTTACACATCATCAGGCGATCGTCATGATCCCTGAGGCGTTGAACTGGACGGTGAAGATCCCATTGGAGGTCGACTTATCTGATCCGAAGTCGAACAGCCCCACCAGCGGATCCGCCGGCGAAGTCGGCGTGTCGTCATAGAGGACCCCGTACCGCGCGGTGATCGTAGAGGAAGGCCACGAGGCGTCCTCGCCGATGTCAAACACCGCCTGGTTGTTCGTGTCATCGTCTGTGAGCGAATTATTCGTGTTTGTGAAGGCGTACCCGCCCGCCGTGTAGCCGGTCCCGCTGACCTCGCCGGTTAGATCGGCAAATACCGCGTTGTCTTGGTTTGGCGTATGAGACGAGGTGAACAGGGCGAGCTTGAACACGTCCCCACCGGCGGCGCAGTCGATCTTCTTGTTCATGATCTGCTTGAAAAAGTCGTGGTACTTAAGATCTGCCATTTCCTGGTTCCTCCTTCCGGAATCGGTCGGCCATCCATCGGCCGAACTGTTTGGGGTTTTTCATCTCCCGAAGGGCGTCTCCATAGGAGAGCTGCCCTCCGTGTCTCCTGATGAGCCACACAAGCGCCTCGAGGCCGTCTGCAACCTTCCCCGCCTTCGCGTCCACCTTCAGGCGATTGCAGACGATCGTGACGTTATTACCCGCAAGGTCCATTTCCGCTCCTTAGAAAAAAACAAAAACAGCCCCAAAGGGCCGCAGGCGTTGCCTATCTGTCGGGTGAAAGCTACAGGCCGAGAAGGGTTTTCAAAGCGTCCTTGAACTGGTCGATGGTAACGGCAGCCTAGCCTTCGGCAGCGAGGAGGTGGTTTTCGTGGTTACACACCGCCATCAGGATTCCTCGGACGAACCCTTCCCCAGCGCGGTGTTCTACACTGCCTGGATCTCCTCGTCCTGCTCCTCCCGTGGTTGCTTTTTCCACGACAATCGGTGACGCATGGCAACGGGCTGGATCCCGTTGCGTCACGTTTCCCTCTCCTGTAAGGTTTCGGTGCCAAACCCGAGGATCTCCTTTAGGTTCTCACGGTACTCCTCCCGGGTAAGTTGCGCTCTCCCTTCCAGCCCCTGAATCCGGTTCTCCATTCTGAACAGCACGCCGAATAGCCGGCGAATCAGAGCGGCATGGAACATGGACTCCCGGGACGCCTCCAATTCTGCCGGGGTCCTCTCCCGAATCACGACTTGACTGTCCACCATCTCGAATAGGGAATTGTCGACCTGATCCCACTCAAGCGGCCGTTCGAGCACCACCGAATCCGGCACATCGTTCTCCGCGAATCCGATCAACTCCTTCACGAAATGCCCTTCCTTGTCGAACACCAGAAGCGGTCTCATCGATCCCTCCTATGCCTGCCGTATGAGAAGAAGCGAGATGTTCCAATAGCCGGGATAATCACCCCCTTCGGTCGAGTAGGAATCCGTCCAATTTGCCGAGGCGATGGCGGTCCACCTCCCAAGGGGCGGTGTAATCGAGCACGTTTTCGCACATCCATTGATCGTGGCGGTAATCGCTTGACCCCCGGCGAGATCGATGTCCATGACGACCGCGGAATCCTGGTAAGCCGTCATGGTTTTCGAACCGACCGATAGAGAGGTTCCCGTAAGCGGGTAGGCCATCGATCCGCTCGTCTGGGCGAAATAGTTATCGGCCCGGAAGAAGTCTACGGTGACGTTGTCCCACCACGCGGATCCGGTCGTTGCGCTCGGATATCCACCGAAAACCCGGATCTTGCAGAATCGAGCGTTCGCTACCGGGAGAACGGTTCGAATGATCTCGGTCCACGAGGTCGGATTTGAGGTGCTGTCATATACCCACGCCGACGAGATGTACGCCTTAGTAGTCGTGTAATAGAGGATCTGGATACAGTTGTCTATCCCGGCCACGGAGGACTTGTGCATGGCTCGGATGTTGATGTACCCGTACTCTGAGCACGGGACGTAATCCGATTCCAGATACCCGCCCCCCGACGAGGTGGTCTGGGTGAATTTGATCGCTTTCGCGCCATGCGCCGGGGCGGTCGTTTCGATAGACATCGACCCACCCGAGTAGAGGTAGCGGGTCCAGTTGTCGGGGATCCCATCATTGTCCGAGTCGACCTCGAACGACCCATTAGGAATCATCCCGGAAGTAAGAGAGGTCATCCGGGTATTCAGGTCGTCGAAGTTGTCCTTGACGAGTTGCATCAGGGACTGCCTGACGGGCTTGCCTACCTGGATGTCGGCTGAGGGTATCGAAGTAAATGCCATTTACTTAATCCTTCCTCAGTAGATGTAATACCCGTCCTGATCGTCCGGCAGCGTGGCATCGTTGTCGCAGACATAGCCGAAGCGCTTCTCTGCATCTGTTGCCGACGCCCAGTCGGCCATCGTATCCGCCCCGACAAAGGCCGAGCGGTGGACTCCGACCCGCAGGAGATTTAAGGAAACCTTTGTCTCCAACCGGTCCCGCTTTACGACCTGAAACTCGGCCATTTCTGTCGGATTGCCAAACCGATCGAGGATTTCGTCTGTCGTGACGTAGACGTAGTCCCCTGTCTTGATTGCTTCGTCTTTTAGGTCGATTTCGACGGACAAAATCTCTGGCGCGTCCCGGTTGCGCCAGACCTGGCGCATGACGCAGTTCTTGGCATATTGCGCGACGGTTTCTTCGATCTGGCTTCCGATATGGATCCACCGGGAAAAAACCTTCTTCTCCACTATGTCCCCGTAATCGCTGCCGCTTTCAGCGTCGGCTTCGATGGCCACATCCAGCCGGCCGAAAGAAGTAACCTCCTCCAGCTTCCCGGTGGGAGATTTCTCCCAATAGATGTAGGCGCGTGAGAGTCGGGCCTTCTCGTTTCGGTCGACCTTGGCCGAGCCGGAAATGATGTTGTCGCTGTCGGTAATTGTTCCGAAGGATCGCTGCGGATCGGAGGGCATATCTCGGCAGACGGTGATCTTATTAGCTTCCGAGTACCAGACCTTCGCGTTGACCAGATCCGCCACTTCGAAAAACAGCTTGTCGAGCTTGGTGGGCTCCGTGATGATGGCGGAAATATCGATGTCCGTTTCGGGGTAATCCTTCCAGTAGGCAAACGCCGCCGAATCGACGTATGACGACGGAACCTCCGCGTCTATTAGGAGCATTTCGCTCATGATGGAAAAAGGGCTGTCGGCGGTGTAGATCCGGCACTTCTGCACCTTGGCGTTGTGGGAGTGCTCGGCCGCGCTTGTTCCATACAACCCCCGGGTGATCCCGGTCAGCGTCAGCCCCGTAATCCCCGTGTACGACATGACTTCATCATCGATCCGGACGGTCCCTGCGGGGGAATCCAGACCCGTAACGGAGGACAGAAGGATCGAGGTTTGCGAGGAGGTTGTTTCACCGTTGACCTTGATATCGAGTTTGGGAGGAACGTCGATTTTCGAGAGATCTTTTAGAAAATCGACTGCTTCCAGCTTCAGAACACCCCGCGCATAGACGGCGTTGTCGATTCGCCCAGCCCAGCGCAGGTCGTAGGAACCTTCCGCCTCCCCTACCCACCCCTCGTAGACCTTCAGGATCCGGTTCTTGTAGTTCCGGTTGCGGGTTAAAAACTTCTTCCAGAACGTCCCCGGGATCTCCGGGAACGAGACCCTTGAGGTAACGTACGGGTCGATCCCAACGTCCCCGTCCGGCTCGTCTATAAACTCCACCACCACCCGTCCAGAGACGGTCAGCGTGGTCTTGATCTCGGTGGGGAGCAGTTTCACTGACTTCACGTACGGCCGAACGCCATCGAAGGGGGTCGGCACGTCCGCCGAGGTGAATTTGTAGTCCTTCCCGCCATCGGCGAACGCCGCCTTGTACTTGCACGTCGGGTAGGTGTTAAAGCACGACTCCCCCGTAGCCAGGCAGGGGGAGATTCCAAACGTCCGAGAGCAGTACCCCATCGACAGGACGATCAGATAGACCGGGGTGGCCATTACTCCTTCACCCCCACCATCTCAAGGGACACCGAGTCGTAGGTAGAAAGAACGGTTACCGGAGTCTCCAGCGCCGATTCCGGATCGATCATCACGAACCGGACGTCGGAGGGGAAGGTGTCCAGGTCCCACGCCCAGAAGAACGGCTTCAACTCGCTGGCCCAATTCTCCCAAAACGGCCGGAAGGAAGCATCCACCCAGGTCCGGGAGAGCTTCGACCACCGCGCCGAGATCGTGTACGGCTTGAACCGGACGACCGTTCCGAGCAGTTGTCCCGTCTTGCTGCGGTTGAAGTCCGCCTCGATCTTTGTGGCTGACGGGGTAAACGGCACTTCCGGCGGATACGGGAACGTGATCCGCTCGCCGAGCATAATCTCCGCCGCCTGTGGTATCGCGGTATTAAGAACAATCTTCACCCGCCAATATCGAAAGGTTTGCTTGGGGAAGGTCTTCAGCTGCCCTTTGTTGCTATCCGGGGCGAACGCAGAAAGCCGTTCCGTCCAAGAAATATTGTCCGAGGACGTTTCTACCGATACCGCGGCTGCCAACGCGAGGTTGTGTTTGTAAATCGCCAGCGTATCCGCTGACTTCGCGCTCCCGCAGTCTACGGTGATATATTTCGTCCCAGCGGATGCTGCCTTCCATGATGTGAAAGATTTCAGGTCGCGAATGTTCAGTACGTCGTATCCGGCGGCCGTATCGGTCGCCGTCGGCGTCCCTTCCAGGAACCGGTTGTCCGCGAGGATGTAGGGATTGGCCATCTACTGCACCCCGTCCGAGATCGCCTTGGTGATCGACGGGACGATCTCCCTGGCAAAGGCGTCGTGGTCGACCACGCTGCCGTAGATATGGACATTGACGACCGGGGAGGAGGATTTCTCCTCGGGTTTTTGATCAGGGACTGCGAATGTCCCTGACGACGCGCTGCCGGTAGGAGAAATGGACGGAGCAGATGCCGATACCGTTCCTCCTCCCGGCTTCATGGAGGATATCGCCCGTACCTGAGCCATTCCGAAGGCGATCGCCGCGGCCGCGGCTGCCGCTCCCAGCGCCGGACCGATGATCGGAATACCGGCGAGAGCGTTGAAAGCTCCGACGGCTGCGGAGTAGGTGTTCATCACCGTCTCGCCGATCCGCATCGCCTTCATGAGGTTAAACGCTTCCTTGGACCGGTTACCGCTGGCGGCGTACATCGCAGAGGCCAGATTCCCCATCACCCCAAAAGACGCCGTCGCCAAGGCGATCTTCTGTTGATTCAGCATCGCCTCGCGTTGAAGTTCCTCTTCTTTGAACGCAGCGTCCCACTCGGCTTGGGTTGCGCCGATCACCGCCATATAGGCGAGCTTTTCGTCCTGGAGGGCCTTCCAGCGCTCGAAATCCTGAGTGTAAGGGTCCGTCCCGGCACCGAGCGAGCCGAGCGTATCGACGCTAGAAGACATCTCCGATCCGCCGATGTTGGAGAGCGCTGCTTGGGTATGGGCCATGTTGGAGGCGAACTGAAGGTCCCGTTGCTCCCGGCGGATCTCGAGGAGGCGCGTTTCCGCCTCGAGCCACTTGTTGCACCCCTCGACGATGACGCGGTTCATCTCGTCGATCTCCCACTGGTAATACTCAGCGTTCCTTTCTTGGCGGTACCGGAGGGCCTCCTCTTCCTGTCGAACCTGCTCCGCAAGCGACCGGGACAGGACCCTTGCCACTTCCTCGTCCTCATCGATCCGCACTTGCGCCAGGGCACCCCAGTCCTTGGCCTCCTGCTCGATCGCCTTCTTTCGCTCCTCGGCCGCCTTCTCCAGAACCTTCGCGTTGGCGCTTCCCGCCGCTCCAAGATCGACCGCGACTCTGGCGGCCGCGGTTGCACCGATCTGGCCAAGGGATAAAAGCTGCTCTACCCCTCCTACGAGGTTGTCCTTGGCCTGGCCAGCCTGGTCAGCGGCGAAGGCGAAGGCCTCGTTCGTCCAGGCCATCACCTTCTTTTCTGCGCCCTCGGTAATCTTGAGCGTGTCTGTCAGCCAAGCGACGTTTGCTACGACCGATCCGATCCCAGCGGCGACACCGGCTACAACTGCCATGGCGGTGTTAAAGACCGCCATAAACGGCTGGCCGACGACCAGGAGAAGCTGGCCGAGGAAGATCTTGGCCTGGGTGAGTGAGTTATTGAACCGCTCCATCCGGTCGGCGGCGGAATTGGCCTCCGTACCGGTTACCGCCTGGATCTTGGCCATCTGCTCCGCGACGAGGTTGTAGGCGGCCGTTGCCCGCTCGACTTTTGACATCGTCTGGTACTGACTCCCAAATTTCGCCTCCAGGTCGATCGTCGCCCCCATGAGCTGAACAATCCCTCGGTCCCTGGCGTTGGCGATCGACTGGGTGAGCGTCTCAAACGCCTGAGAGGTGCTCTGCACCCCTCCAGAGAAATCCGCCAGGGTCGGCGCCCACTTCGCGATCTGGGACACCTGGGCCGGATCCAGCCCCTTACCGAGAGCATCTGCGGCCACGTTTGCGGCTGTGGCCACGTCCACCAGCCCTTGCGAGTTGTCCTTGATCGCCCGGGTAAGCTGCTGGGCCGTCATCCCGTACTGAGAGGTCAGGGCATTGAGCGTTTCCATCTTTTCCTGGTACTGCGCCGCTGCATCCATCGCACCCCAGATCTTCTGGAGAGCCAGGTAGGCGGCCGTCACCCCCGCTCCGATCGCCGCCCAGTTCTTCTGGAAGGATTGGGCGAAGGACGAGACCCTTCCCCCCAGACCCTCTACCTCCGACCCGACAGAGCGGATCCCTGCGATCGCCGCCGTTCCGTCTGCTCGAAGGACCATCTTTATCTCGCGCTCATTGGCCATCCGCTACCTTCCATGCGTCGATTTCCGCTTTCATTTCCCCGAGAGCCATCCACTCGTCCAAGGACAGGTCGTCCTGCCCGAACGGATACCCTCCCCGCTGCAGGCAGTGCAGAAACCAGATGTGGGCGAACCAACTGGACGGGACGTACGGATCTTTATGCTCGCACCGCTCACAGACAGCATGAAGGTTGGCCAGGGTGCCGCATCCCTTCAGGCACTCCCGGCGCTTTTTCTCGTCGCAGTTCTCTCTTAAACGTTGGAGCTCTACCCCAAAGGGAGTGCGTCCTCGGCCTCCCCCCCGAGTTCGATGTCGTCCAGCCGGTCGGTCTTGACTCCATCGAAGGCGATCTGGGCAACAAGCGTCACCACGTCGGCCGCGGTCTCCTCGAGAAGCTGTTTCCAGTCTTCGCGATAATTGGGGGATGCCAGATCCGAGGAGATAGGAGATCCGTCGTACCCGAAGGCCCCCTCGTCGAATCCCGTGATGATCTCGAGGCCACATTTCAGCGCCGGTCCGAAGGTATCGACGATCACCTTGCCGCCTTTGCGGCGGACCGACTGCTGCCGGTAGGAGCGGATCTGCGAGGCCGTTGGCGTGCTGTAGTAGATCCCGATCTTCGTCCCGCTGACGGCATCGTCCAGGACGACCTTGTTTCGGTCGGATTTCTTTAAATCCCGCATGGATGACTCTCCTCGTTAACTGAACAGGAATTGGATTTCGTTGTTGCCGGCAGACAGCGTCGGGTAGCAGCCAAAACCCAACTGGTAGATCCTCTCCCCCTCCCGCTCCCCGTACTTGGGCGCGTCGGTCAAGGAGCAGTTGGGCGAAGAAACCACCAGGCGATTTCCCGCCGTCGAGCCGATCGTCGCGGTGATTGCACCGAGAGTGGCCTGGTCCCATTTCGTCCACGGGTTGAAGGTGGAAAGCGCCGCCACCGCCGGATCAAACGACCCCTTCACCGCCCGGTCGTTGATGAAATACCTCGTGATCCCCGTAGCCGAGTTGGCGTCCTTGCGGGCCCCGATGGAATTGCCCAGGTCCACTTCGAAGTTTTCAATCGCCAGGGCGGTCGTCTGGAAGGCAAACGAGGCCGAGACAAACCGAGGCACCGTAGCGGCATCCCCGAAGGTCGGGGTGGAAGGTGAAACGTCCGAGGATGCCGATCCGGAATACATCCCCGTGAACTCGAAGTCGAACTTCCCGTAATCCCCCGCCTTGGCGGACATCTTCACATTCCCCACGCACCCCGTTGCCTTGTGGAGGATGTTGTCTGCGTAAAAGTAGAGGGTTACAGATTCGGCGTCGAGCGTGCTGTTGGGATCGTAGGCAACCGATTCCCCGGCGTTGATTGTTTCGGTCAGGTTGCATGCCCGAAGCAGGCACCCGATCCGGGGGACGGTTCCCGCGGAGCCCGACCCGCGGACTTCTACGGGGAAGGCGATCTTGATCGACTCCCCGACGTTGGCAGACCCAAGCTTGCCGAAAGTCGGCAGGACGACGTCACGTTCCAAGGCACGGCCGCCGATGGAGTACTCCACCTTCCCGGCAATGATGGCGTCTGTCCCGACGACAGGAACGGAGTCGGTGTTATAGGTCGTCTCGATCTTGGCCAGGATCAGGGACTTGCGTTCCGCGTTCCCCATCGGCTGCATCCTCCGTATCTTCAGGCTTGCCTTGCCCCTTCATTCCTTCTCGTTGCGCCATCGCCTCGTCGTCCATGTTCGGGCACAAACGCCCGTCCTTGTCGGCGATGAAGCTGCCAACCCGCTCTTCCATCGCAATTACTCCGTGTGTGGGGTTTAAGCGGTCCGGTAGCGGACCTTGAATCGAACCAGCAGGGCCCCGATGCGCTGCGCCTGCTGGTCGTACACCTTCTCATCAGTTTCCGGGGTGATGTCGTTGACCATCTCCCCGAAGGTCCGGTCCCCCTCGAGCAGGGCTTTGTAGATGTCGTCTCCTACCGCACCCAGGTCGTCGGGGTTGCCAGGAGAGCTCACCCCGACGACCGCTACGGACATCTCGTAGTCCCGAACCGTGTCGGAGTACTCGTATGTCACTCGCCGGTCGGGATCCCGGACGATGATTCCCGGCACCTCGGTGGCCCCCAGCGGGGTCGTCCGCCAGAGGAATACGTTCCTGCCGGCATCGGTCTGGAAGCCCGAAGAGACGAGGATCCCTTTGAGCCGGTTGACGATGGCAGCAACGATGCCGTCCCGCCTTGCAGCGTCAGCCATCGGTGTACTCCGAGAGGGTCAGCGTGGTAACCCCCGTCCCGTCCGGGGAGATCCCGATCACTTTGTACGGCTTGGCATCGACCGTCACCGTATCCCCATGGGACACGCTGGGGAGGTCTTCCGTCCTGCAGAGAACCTTTGGAGCGGTCGTCTCGACTTCCGTCCCATCGGCCAGAGGCATGATGGATCCGGGCGCCTCGAAGATCACCGGAATGGAGACAGCCGGGTACCCGGAGCGCGTGTACGTGGCCATCTTTCCGAACACTTCCGTGGCGAAGAAAGCATCGATATCCGGATCGATCATTTCCTACTCCCCACCCCGCTTCCCCTTCTTGGCAGTGGAAAGGTCCTCTTCGGTAGGCTCCACGGCCAAGCCGTAGCCGAACAGGGTATTGGCGTCTTCCCTGGTCACATCCGCGATCTCGCCGGCGGCCACGTGGACCCCGCCGATTCCACAGGGTTTCAGGATCTTTACCTTCATGTCGTTTCTCCTTTTGGAAATGAAAAAGCCCTCACACGGAGGGCCTCCTTCGGTTGGATTGGGACTTAAAAACTACGCGGTCAATGCATCCACCATGACGGCAAACGACACCGCGTGACGGACGTTGATATCCGCCATGATGAAGGAGGTCACCTCGATGTTTCCCTTCTTCTTCTGGGCGTACGGGTCGGTGATCAGCTCGAGTACTCCCCACTCCCCGATCAGCAGTTCGCTCCAGTTGCCGAAGATAATGGCGGAGCACACGCCGGAAGAAGTACCCTTGGTAAGGTTGGCAGGAACCTGGTTGGAAGTGCCGGCCTTGTAGCCGTTCATCTCCCCGATCCCGTTGCCTCCAGGGGCGTCCTTCCAGATGAAATCCAGATACGTCGCCTTCTGGATCTGCTTGAGTTTGCCGCGGACGGAGGTGTTGGTGAGGTACCCGAGCTCCCCCAGATCCGCGTTGGCGATCGCCACGACCGATTCCAGCCCCACGATGTGGCTCCACCCCGGGGCCAGCCCGTTGTCGCCACCCGCCACCGACCCGATGCCCGTCTGGTTTAAGATCCCCCGGGGCTGGTTGGCGGAACCGCTCCCGTTGATCGCGGCCAGATCGAGCCCCAGCGCGTTGATCCGGACCAGGTCGTTTCTGACAAACGACTCGATGTCGATCGATGCCTGCGCCAGCAGCTGCCGGGAGTAGGCCGTGGTGGCCTGCGCGGTTTTGGGGGTAAGCACCGCCTGGTCGAAGGTGGCTTCCGACTCCGTCACGTCCGATGCCGGCACTTCACCGGTCCAGTAAAGCGTCGCCGCGGCGGTCTGGCGAGGGAAAGCAACGTTGCCCGAAAGTCCCGAGAAGACGGAAGCCCCCATGTTGCGCACCATCATCCGGTTGCGGAGCAGCTCGATCAGCGGATAGATGGTCGTCTGGACGGTCGCCCCGCCGGCGGCGGTAGTGGTCGTTGCGAGCGGAGCCCGGACCGAGAGGTTGGTGGGCAGGAAAAACCCCTTCGACTCCTTCCCCACCTTCTTGGCGATCTCCCGGGAGACCTCGAGTTCGAAGGGAGCCTTGTTCCAGTCCCCGGTGGCCGAGGCCAACAGTGCCCGGACGATGGAGTACTCCTGGTCTTCCTTTTTGGACATCTCCACCTCGCCCGGAGGGGGGACGAGCGGCTTCTCGGTGCCGATCCGCTCGAGGACGATCCCGCGGAACGTCTCGAGGGTTACCCCTTCCTTGATCGCCTTGTCTCGGGTCTCGACGGGCATGTTGTGACGGGACGAGAGCGCGTTGATCTCCTCCACCCGGGCCCGCTCCGCGGCCAGGATCTCTTCGGGACTTTTCACCTTTTCTTCCGGCATGATCCGTTCCTCCTTTTTTTCCTTAGCCGCTACGGCCAGTATCTCGATGGGCGCAGGAGCCTGCGCCCCGGTAGATTCTTCGTCTCTCCCTACACCGACGGTCGGATCGGCGGGGACCGCTACCATGCTGATCTCCATCGGGGTCCAGGAACTGACCCGGTAGACCGGGAGCTTCTCCCGGGCGGAGAGCTCCACCAGTTCCCGGGGCATCTCCTTGGGGTCCATCTCTAAAGCGTCGTTGACTTCGTACCCCACGGAGACGTTCTTCCGGATGCCGTCCTGGATGTCCTGGAACACCTCCTCGGCCCGAGAGGACTTGGAAAACCTCACGACCGCCCGGCCCATCTTGTCGGGGTCGCACCGGCACTCCTCGACCACCCCGACCAGATCCTTCGTGTTGTGATCCATCAGCACCGGAGCCCCGCTTTGCATTCGGGACATATCCATCGCCCCCGGATCGTGGGAGAGGACCTCGATCCCCCACCAGCGCACCACCGGAACCTCAGAGGAGAAAGCGATCTCGACCGTTCGCGCCTCCGCTTGCGTCTTTCCCGTTTCCACCGCCACCGCCCGGTAGAGCCTCTCCCCCGGGGGCGGCCCCATCTTCTTCGGGGATGCTTTGGTCATTTGCCTTTCCTCCTGCGGAGTAATCGAAGGTAAGCCCTAGAGATTGGGCGTATTCCTGGTCCTGCGCGATCTCCTGGTAGACATCTTCCCGGTCCCCGCCCATCTCGTTGATGACTTGGGTCGCGCTTTTAAACCCGGCCGCCACGGCCGCCCGGTTGGCCTCGACGTCTTTCAACGGGTCCACCCAGGCCCAGCGACGCCCGGTCCATTTGGGGGCGTTGAACTTGTCGAACCGGGAGAGTGGGAGATTCACCGCGCCCGTGGTTAGGCTCATTAAGAGCCACTCGGAAAACACCCGATCGTTGACCACTTCGACGAAGAGCTTCTGCAGGGTTTTCCAGGTCTCCCGCTCCTCGATTAAGCCCGCCCGAATCGAGGAGAAGTTCACATCCGACAGGTCGTTGGAGAGGGACGAGAAGGCAACGCCCAAACCCGCGGACATTCCGCGCAAGGTCGCCCTCACGAACCCGTCGTACTGCTGGTCGGGATACTTGGGCTCGTACGGGATGAACTCCCACCCGGGCGGGAGGATCTCGTTGACGCCGGGCTCCACGGAGCTTACCGGGTTGCCTTGGTCGGTCGTTGAGTCCCCGGTGTACTCCTCCCCTGCGATTCCGGGCTTGTAGAACCCCATCTTCGAGGCGCCTGCCCGGGCATTGACCACCGCCGCTTCCTCGTAGCCCCCTAAATGCCGCATCCGGATCATCGATTGAACCAGCCAGGAGACCCCCCGGGTCTGATCCGCCCGCTCCGGATCGTAAAAGTGAATCATCTCGGATGCCGGAATCCGCTCCCGCTCGGTGGCCATCAGCGGCGCCCCATAGATATCC